GAAAAAGAACCTATCCATAAATTACGCCTAGTTAGATAATGGTTGCGTCCATTGATGTTAAGACCAATTCAGTACAGTTATCTAAAGAATTTAAAAATATTCAAAGAAAGTTTCCTAGTGCGATTAAAAAAGCATTAGCCAATGTATCAGCTTTTCAGATACGCAATATCAGAACAAGAACAGAAAAAGGAATATCTGTAAATGGAAGTAGATTTACACCTTATTCAACGAAACCTTATTTCTTTAATGTAGGTACAGAAGGTGGCGAACCTAGATATAAAACATTTCAAGGTGGATATGCTCAATTTAGACAATTTAAAGGAAGGCAATCAAATTATGTTGATTTAAATTTTAGTGGAAGAATGTTTAGTTCATTAACAAGTAGAATTAGACCAACTAAAGGAACATTATTTTTCAGACAAGCAGATGCCAATAAAAAAGCATTTTATCACGATATAGCAGGTGCAGGTAAAGGTAGAGTAGTTAGACCATTCTTTAGCATTAATGATAAGGAAGCAGATAAGATTGGACAGTTGTTTGCAGATAAGATATTTAAAGACATAGGACTATGAGTATTAGAGAAAATATAGCTAGTAATATTATCAGCACTTTAGATGCTGTTAGTTCACCTATTGAATTTAAAAAGATTACTAGAGAACCATTTGACCCAGAAGAATTAGCTGATCCACAATTTCCTGCTTTATACATAGCAACAGGTGATGAAACTAGAGAAGATTATTCAATGGGTGAATATTCAGCAGGTAAAAGGTCTGGTACTATTGATTATGTGATTGTTGGTTATGTTAAAGGAACAGAAACTAATTTAGATACGAAACGCAATCAATTTATTGAAGTAGTAGAAGAAACTTTAGATACTGATAGAACTAGAGGTGGTAATGCTTTAGATACAAAAATAGTTGAAGTTAGTTCTGACGAAGGTACATTATATCCACTTGGGGGTATAAGAATTATAGTTAGAATATTTTATGAATTTATTAGAGGGACATCATAATGGCTAAGAGAATAAAAATATATAAACCAAATGGATTAGACACTATTGAGATTTGGGATAATGAACTAGACAAGTTTTTGGCTAAAGGATATAAACTTAGCCAAGAAAAAAAATTTACTAGAACTTCAAAGAAAAAAGATGTAATAGTAGAAGAACAAACCGAAACAAAGGAGTATGAAGAATGGCAACCCACACAGGATTAGCAGGAACTGTTAAAGTTGGAAGTGATGCGATTAGTGAAATAGTTTCATTTTCTATAGATGAAACAAATGACACCGTAGAATCATCTAACTTAAGTTCAACAGCTAAAACATACAAAGCATTAAGAAAAGATGCTACTGGCACTATCGAATGTCATTGGGACGAAACAGACACTAATGGACAAGAAGCATTAGATGTTGGTTCTGAAGTTACTTTAAACTTATATCCAGAAGGTTCAGACAGTGGTGATGCATATTACACTGGCACAGCTATTATTACTGGAGCAAGTGTAGGCGTAACATTAGATGGCATAATCAGTAGATCGTTTACAGTGCAGTTCACTGGTGGTTTAACGCACACAACAGTTTAATCTTAAATGCCAAAAAAAGATTATCTGGAAGGTGCGATAAATCATTTTAAGCATCAAGAAATAAAAATAATAGAAGTTGAAGAATGGGGATTAGTTGGTGAAGATGCCATCTATGTCAAACCTTTTACTCTATTAGAAAAAGCTGAAATATTTAAAGGATCAAACGATAATGATTTGACTGTTCTTATTGACGTAATCGTCAAGAAGTCAGAAACAAAAGATGGTGAGAAAATGTTTGATCTTGATAGTAAAGTAAGAATGAAGAAATTTGTTGACCCAGATATTATTGGAAGGGTCGCAGGTCAAATTCTTGGCACTTCAAACGACAATATCCAAACATTAAAAAAAAAATAAATTCTGACTACAATCTCAGATTTCACTTTTTCCTAGCAGAACAATTACATAAAACCATAGGCGAGATATTATCTATGCCTGTGGAAGAATTTAATTTATGGATTGCTTATTATGATGTAAAACAAGATGAGCAACAAAAAGAATTGAATAAACTGAAGATGAAGGGTAAAAGAAGATAATGTCCACCAAACAACTTAATATTGATATTCTTGCTAGAGATAAGAGCAGACAAGCATTAAAAAGCGTTCAAGGCAATCTTAATCAAACAAAACAATCTGTACTTAATTTAAAAAATGCACTTATTGGTCTTGGGGTGGGTGCGGCAATCAAATCTTTTGTTGATGTTGGGAAAGAAGTAGAAAGTTTACAAACAAGATTTAAATTCCTTTTTGGTTCTGCTGAACAGGGTTCTGTTGCATTTGATAATTTAACTAAATTTGCCGCAAAAGTTCCATTTTCACTACAAGAAATATCTAGGGCATCTGGAAATTTAGCTGTTGTTGCTGAAGATGCTAATGACCTTAATAGAATCTTAGAAATTACTGGTAATGTAGCGGCAGTCACAGGATTAGATTTTGAAACCACATCTAGTCAAATCCAAAGAGCATTTTCTGGTGGTATTGGTGCGGCAGATTTATTTAGAGAAAGAGGTGTTCGTGCATTATTAGGTTTCCAAGCAGGTGCGACAGTTACTGCTGAAGAAACAGTAGCTAGATTTGAAGAATTATTTGCAGGTGATGGTAGATTTGCAGGAGCAACAGATGATTTAGCACAAACATTAGAAGGTACTCTTTCAATGTTGGGTGATAAATTCTTTAAATTTCAAAAAGCAGTTTCAGCAGGTTTTTTTGATGAACTAAAAACAGAATTTGGAAGTTTAGATAAATTTTTAGAAGATAATGCAGAACAAATAGAAGCAATTGGAAAAGATATAGGACAAACATTAGGTAATGCGTTTACTGTTTTTAGTGGTGCTGTCAGAATAGCAGGTCAAAATTCAGCATTATTATTTGATATTTTAAAATTACTAATTGGATTAAAACTAATTAGTTTTACATTAAATGCCGCTAAAGGTTTTACTTTATTGGCAACAGCGATAACTAGTGCCGCATTTGCTAGTAATGTTTTAAACAGTTCACTTTTATTAATACCGAAAAGATTCGCAAAAGTTCTTGGTGTCATTAATTTAATGGCACAAGAAAATCAATCTTTAAGAGGTGATGTATTTGATTTAGTAGACCAATTAGGTGAACTAGCAAATTCTATTAAAACTATTAGTGCAGAAATGTCAGCACAAATGAATGAAACCGATAATTTAGGTGGTGAAACTTTACGATTAACAAAAATTTTTGAAAAACAACAAGAAGCATTAGAAGAATTAACTAAAAAACAAGAAGAAAATAACAAAGAAAAAGAATTATCAGCACAAACTTTATTATATTTATCAAAAGGATATTCTACTGTTAATACAGAATTAAGAGGTTTTAATGCAGGATTAGTAGATAATTCTGATTTAATAGAAAGTTTAAATCAAAGTAAATTTCCTCAGTTTCAACAGACATTAAAAGATGCAGGTGATACTACTAAACAATTAGATGGATTATTTACAAGTACCTTCAATGGATTTGCTGATACTTTAGCTGATGCCATTGTTACTGGTAAATTTGCTTTTAAAGATTTTGCCAATGCTGTTATTGCCGACATAGCTAGAATTATTGCAAAACAATTAACATTATTAGCAATACAAAAGTCTTTAGGTTTCTTTGGTGTAGGTTCAATCTTTGGTGTTCCTGTGGGTGATATATTTGGTTTTGCTAATGGTGGCAGACCACCTGTTGGACAACCTTCTATTGTGGGTGAACGAGGACCCGAATTATTTGTACCAGATAGTGCAGGAACTATTATCCCAAATGAAAAACTAGGTGGACAACAAAATGTCAATGTAAACTTTACAATCAATGCAGTAGATACCAGAGGATTTAGAACCTTGTTAAGAAGTGAAAGAGGAACTATTGTATCTTTAATTAATCAAGCAGTAACCGATAAAGGTAGAGAGGCAATAATCTAATGGCAGGAACATTCCCCAATACAAATTATTCTGGATTAAATTTTAGAAGCAATCAAAGAACATTAACTTCAATATCTGATGATGGTACGACTTACACCAGACAAATTGATAGTCAAAGATTTAGTTTAACTTTGTCTTTTCCCATTCAATCCAAAGCAGATTTTATGCCCATAATGGCATTTGTAATGAAGCAAAGATCAAAGAAAGAAAGTTTTGTTTTACCTTTACCTACAGGATTAAAAGATGCTAGAGGAACTGCAAGTGGTAGTCCGACAGGAACTGGAAGTGCAGGTGATACATCAATCACTTTAGGAGGAACAGGTACAGGCAGTTTATTAGCAGGTGATCTGGTTAAATTTTCATCTCACGATAAATTGTATATGGTGGTAGATGATGCATCTGATATTTCTAGTGGCACAATCACGATTGAACCACCATTAAGACAAGCGATATCAGCAGATACTATTTCTTTTGATAGTTTAAATATGTCAGCAAGATTAACTTCAGATGTTCAAGAATTTTCATCTGGTACTGTAGATAAAGATGGCAATTTAGTTTTTGGATATGAATTAGATGTTGTTGAGGCACTCTAATGGCAAGAGGTTTAACGACTGCAGTTAAAAATGAATATGCAACTAGAAATGTCAATGCAGTTCATTTAGTAGAAATAGATTTCACTAGTATAGTAGGATATTTCACTGAAAATAGTTTTGATTTAACATCTAGTATTTCTGGAACTTCACGCACTTATGAATCTAATGGATTTTTATTAGACATTACCAATATTAATGAAAGTGCAGGGGTTAATGTTTCCAGATTAAATTTAAGTTTAAGTGCAGTAGATCAAACTTATATCGCTATTGTTTTAAATAATAATATTACTCATAATGAAGTCAGTATCCATAGAGCATTATTGGATAGTTCTAATGATATAATCGCTGATCCTTTTTTAATCTATAAAGGATACATTACAGGATATGAAATTATTGATAATAGAAACACAGCGACATTAAAATTAGATATTGAAAGTCATTTTGCTAATGCAGGTCAAATCAATGGCAGAATTACTAACAATGAAACACAACAAAGATTTTTTCCAGATGATAGAGGATTTGAATATTCTGATATCATTAAAGAACTTAATTGGGGAAGGGAGCAATAATGGGAAGATTTTACCAAGCCACTGAAAAAGACTTAGATGATGTTTATGATCTCTTAGTCAAATACAAAAGAGAAATAGTAGATTTAGATTTAGCACCGATTGATGAGGATAGATTATATAAAAGCATTTCTACTATTCAAAAACGCAATAGTCTTTTGTGTGTACGATCAGACGATGATGAATTAATTGGCACTTTAGGATTTGTGCATAGCAAACATTTTTGGACTGAAGATGTGCAGATCAATGTCTTATGGTGTTATGTCAAAAAAGAATTTAGATCATTTGAAGTATTTAAAAAATTAACCGATCTTTTAAAAAAGATAGCCAAAGATAAACCAATAATGTTTGGATATATCACCAAGTTAGAACTAGATAATTTAATGTTAAAAGTTGGTTATGAAGAAATGGGGAAAAATTGGAGATATAAATAATGGGTGGTATTTTTGATTTCATTGGTGACGTTGTTGAAGGTGTTATAGATGTCGTAGAAGATGTCGTAGAAGGCGTTGTTGATGTTGTTGAAGATGTTGTTGATTTTGCAGTTGATGTTGTAGAGGAAGTTGTATCTTGGATTATTCCTATCCCAGAAGTTCCAAACTTTGATACTGATGGATATAACGATCCCACTCAAACCAATGATGGTGTCTTAGTTAATAAAAGAAGTTCTAGTAGAGGTATTCCAGTCATTTATGGATTGCGTAGAATTGGTGGTACGATTGTCTATTTAGAAACTGACAATGTTAATAATAGAACATTGATGGGTATTCTAGTCTTAGGAGAAGGTCAATTTAATGCGTTAAAGAAAATATATTTAGATGATATAGAAGTCACTGATCTAGGAACTTCATCTACTAATCCTAATCAAACTTCACCTAGTTCTTTTACTCACGATCAAATTTATTATGGAAAGTTTGCAGACCGAGAAAAAAGTAATGGTGATATTTTAGAAGATCAATTTCATTTTGCTCTACAATTCAAAGATGGTAGAGATAATCAAACAAGAACTAATTTATTTACTGGGATTTCTAATAGCATCACCACTGCCCACCGATTACAGGGGGTCGCTACTGTTGCTTTCCG